CAGGATTTCGGCGTTCACGCCAAGAAGGAGCTCTGGAAGCTTCCCGCCATGCACGTCGGGGCCTACGCCGAGCAAGACGCTGCGCTCACGCTCAAGCTCTGGCACCACCTGCGGAGCCTCCTCCGACAAGACGAGGTCGAATCCATCTTCACCCTGGAATCCGAGCTCTTGCCGGTGCTGGTTGATGTTACCTATCGAGGGCTTCGTTTCGATAGGGAGAAGTGCGAGCAATTGCTGCACGACCTGCGCAAAAAGGAAAAGGAGCTGCTCGCCACGATCAAGTCCCAGACCGGGGGTATGGCCGTGGACATCTGGGCAGCGGCCAGCATTGCCGCAGCGTTTGATCGGCTGGGGGTGCAGTACCCGCGGACCGCGAACGGTGCACCGAGCTTCACGAAGTCCTTCCTCGACTCCCACGACCATCCCATGGCCAAGATGATCGTGGAGGCCCGAGAGGTGAACAAGACCCACGGCACGTTCCTCGATCCCTACATGCGACACAGCAGCACGGACGGCCGCATTCACACACACTTCAACCAGCTGCGCTCTGACGACGGCGGCACGGTCACCGGGCGGCTATCAGCTGCCAACCCCAACCTGCAACAGGTTCCCGCCCGCCACGAGATCATCGGGCCCATGGTCCGCAGTCTTTTCCTCCCCGAGGAAGATCAGCTCTGGGCGGCGAATGACTTCTCGTCTCAAGAACCGCGGCTCTTGGTCCACTACGCCACCCTTCTACACCTGCCTGGTGCAGAGAAGATGGCCGACGCCTATCGCGCCGATCCCAACACCGACTTCCACCAGATGGTCGCGGACATGGCAGGCATCAAACGCAAGGCCGCCAAGACCATCGGGCTCGGACTTATGTACGGCATGGGCAAACAAAAGCTCGCCAACAGCCTGGACCTGCCTCTTGACGAAGCGTCTGACCTGATCAGCACCTTCCATCAAAAGGTGCCGTTTCTGCGTGGCACGGTCGACGCCGTCATGAAACGCATCGAGCACCCTGCCTCCGGCGGCGCGATCCGCACACTGCTCGGCCGCAAGTGCCGCTTCCCTCTCTGGGAGCCCGTCGAGTGGGGTGTCAACAAGGCTCTGCCCTACGAACAGGCCATCATTGAGTACGGACAACGGATCAAGCGCTCCGGGACCTACAAGGGCCTGAACCGGCTCATCCAAGGCTCTGCGGCCGACCAGACCAAAGCTGCGATGCTCGCGCTTCACAAGGCAGGCTTTCGGATCCTGCTCCAGGTCCACGACGAGCTGGCGCTCTCGGTCAACAACAGGGAAGAAGCCCGCGAGGCCGCTGACATCATGGCCAACGCCGTGCGCCTGGAAGTCCCCTCGCGCGTTGATGTCGAGACTGGACGAAGCTGGGGAGAGGCGGCATAATGAAACCCGTCTCCTCTGTTGATGTTTGGGTTTGAGCCGGGATGGTTCCCGGCTCTTTTTTACGAGAAAGGAGAAATCGTGGACTTTGGACCACCCGGTCAAAAAAAGTACGCAGGCCTGATCAACGGTGTCTATGAGCGCAAGCCGCCCCGCAAGCGGCAAAAGCGACATAGACCCAAGCAGCCAAAACAGGTCAGTCGGGAATCGCCATCTCAGCGCCCAGGCAAGCGCTACAAGACCATTCTTGTTCCAGAAGAAACCTACGTGAAGCTCCACGAGATGGGACGCCTTTACCAGGTGAGCTTCGGCCGTATCGTTGCTGCCCTGGTCGAGCCTGCCTTTGAGGAAGCCTACCAGGACTCCCTGTTGCTCGCCCGCATCGAAGAGACCCGACAGAAGGAGAAAGAACTTGCCGAACAACAAAAGCCCAAGAGCGGCCGCCCACGGAAAACGGACCAAGAGCCAGAAGCACCAGACGACAGTAAGCCTGCCCGTCGAACTCACTTTTGAGCACTGGCCCGCGCTCTCTCACGAGGGCCTGCCTGCAATGGTCGACATCCAACAGATCTCTCTGACCATCGTGGGCCCCGGCGGCCAACCACGGACCATCGACATCACCAAGACCTTCTCTGAGGACCAGATCATGTTGCTAGAAGACGAGATCCTTGATCAAGGCTCTTGACAAGTGTCACGAGCGGCGTGCTACGATGTAATCTCTTCGTACAGAAAGGAGAAATCAGATGAGTCAACCCACCCCTATCCCTTGGCCCTTCCCTCTCTGGGACGGTAAGGGATTTTCTTGTCCGCCCATCCCAAAGGAGCCCAAACCCAAACGCACTTACCCCGAGGGCGAGGAGGCCCCGTTCTGATGATCATCAACAACACCATCGTCAAAGACCGCCGTGAGACGCTCTTCTGCGTCGACACCGGCAAGGTCCGCATTGGTTGCGCCTACGTCCCACCTCCCATGGAGATGCTGGACGAGGAGCTCATCATCCAAAAGGCCATGCTCCCGAAAGCGAAACGCTTGCCGTGGCCCAAGGACGCCGTTCTCGGTGTCTTCATGTTCCTCTGCTTCATTGCCACCCTCATCATCTACATCTACGAGTGACCATCATGACCAAGAAATCAAAAGCCCAAATCATCCGCGAAGCCCTCATCGCCGATCCCAAGGCATCCGCCAAGGACATCGCAGCGCGGCTCAATGTCCGCGTGCAAGCCGTCTATCAGGTCCGCTGGGACATGAAGAAGCGCCCCAACAAGAAGGCTGCCAAGAACCCCATTGCCAAGGCTGCCGCGCAGGCCGCGGAACTGCTCCTCCAGGTCGAACCCCCGGCCCAGGGCCTCGTCACGGGCGTCGATGACCTCTTGATCCAGCGCGGGCTGCGGTATGGGAAGTTCAAGGACCGCGCACAACTGACCCAGGAGCTCAAACGCGTCATGGTCCGCCATGCGAGCGCCGTTAACACGACCTTCACCGACAGCCAGTGGGAAGCCCTCGAAATGATCGCCCACAAGATCGCACGGATCGTGAACGGCGACCCCAACCACGTCGATTCCTGGACCGACATCGCCGGTTACGCCAAGCTCATCGCCGATGAGCTCGAAGGCACCGAGCGCTAATCCATCCCCACAGAAAGGAGAATGACCATGTCCCTTAGCACCAGCATGAACATCCACGGCGTCCAGCGCGTCACGGTCGAAAACGAACGCGAGACAAAAGGCCTGATGGATGCCTACGCCACGCGGACCATTGTCATCGAGACTGACCAGGGCAAGATCGAAATCACCCTCTTCTCGCGGCACAAGGGCCTCGACGACGATCACCCCTACATGGAGATCATTGTATGAAGCGACGCATCACCTGTTGGGTGATCCAGACCGGACAGTCTTACCTGCCCAACAGCGATGACGACGCGGGCTTTCCGTACAGGACCTGGGCGACCAAAAAGGCCGCCCAGCAGTTCCTTGATCTGCGCGAAATCGGTGGCATGGCGTGGATCAAAAGTGCAAGAATTGTCCGCGTATCCATCCGAATTGAATCCTACGAGGACTGACATGATCGATTGGGCAGAAGGGCACCACGCCCTCAAAAACTTAACCCACCAGCTCTACGAGGCCATGCTCTGCGGGCAGTTCGACAAGGCCCGCAAGATCTGCGACGAGATGATCGTTGAGGCCCGTCTCACCAAGGCAAAGATCGGAGCGCAGAGTGACGACCAACAAAGAGGCTGAGACCGACGCTCACCTCTGGTGGCGGCCGATGTCCAGCTGCCCCACCGGCCCCAAGGTGATGCTGCTGAACGCTGGCGGCATCGCCGGGGTGGGCTGGTATGACGGCAAAGACAAGTGGTGGGTTGCCTGGCATCCGCTGCCAAAGATCCCACCGGACATCAAGGCCCTCATCGAACCGACCTACAAACCTTCCAACATCGGCAACCTCATTGGAGACTGACATGTATCTCGCCTTCATCCAGTCCGAAATCCAGGACGTCCCCTGCCTCATCGGCGTTACCAGCTACACGCCCGCCATCGAAGAGCGCATCTCCGGGCCCTGGGAGGACTGCTACCCTGGGTTGGCGGCCGAGATCGACTTCGAGGTCCTCAAGCTCAACAAACGCCCCTACCCCTGGCTCGAAAAACAGATGACCGACCAGGACTGCTCCCGCATCTGCGACGAGATTGAGCAGGCGCGTGCGTACTAAGCCCAACTCAGAGTTTGTGGCCGAGCAAGGGGTTCGTATGCGCGAACTCCTGCATCAACGGGCAGCACTGCCTCGAGAAGACCTAGAGTATGTGGTTGATCGAGTGTCAAAGCTCAAAGATCAACGCCTTCAAGAGTGCATCGCAGAATTGATTGGTTGGTCAGATGATGACCGAGCAGAACTTGAAACCTTCATTGCCATCGCGCTAGAAGTAATGAAGCGTACCAACGTCTCCAAGCTCCGCGAATGTGCGCGGATTGTGGAGCTACGCTACTACCTCATTGGAGATTGAGATGACTTACAAGCAAGCGATTGAACAAGCTGCGCGGTCTGAGGTCACGGACGAGGTTGTCCGAAAGATCTCAGCAACGTACCGCTGGAGCGAGACCAAGGTCCGCAAGGACATTGAGGCAGCAATCAGAGCAAGGGGAGAGAAATGAGCCTTGACGCAATGAAGCTGGCGCTGGAGGCGTTGGAGAGCAACCCCGATGCGATGGTTGATTGCGGGGGCGGACACTGGGAATTTAAGCGTGATCTTGCTATCACCCCTCTCCGCGCTGCAATCAAGGAGGCAGAGAAGCAGGAGCCTGTGGCTGTAGTCGAGTACATGAACACCGGCGGGAATGCGGGGATTGCAACGCGGATCGTTGAGATTGACGACCCGATGCGTGAACGATTGCGCGCTGGAGACAAGCTCTACGCAGCACCGCGCCAATGGCAAGGGCTGACGGATGAGGAGATTGCGGAATTGCACCATGAAATTAAAGTGCGCTTGATAGGCACATACAAAACCGAAGACATCTACCGAGCCATCGAAGCAAAACTGAAGGAGAAGAATGGATGATCCCCTGCCCCGCCTGCGGAGGCTATCTGCGGCAGCGCAAGACCGAGGGCAATCAACGTACTCGGCGTTGCCTGCGCTGTCACAAACGCTACAGAACTGAAGAAGTGATACTGCATGAGATCGGAACCATGACCGAGGAGCGACTGATCAGGTTCATGACAGAGCGCAAGGGCTGGCAATCGTATGAGACGATCGCCAGGCACTTCTGCGTGACCCCAAAGGCCGCGCAGATTGCCATCAAAAAGCTGGAAGGCGAAGGCCGTGTCCACTACAAATTTGGCGAGCGCGGGCGCAAGCTCTGGCACCTCACCGCCAAGCCCGTCGCGCCTACCAGGCCTGCACCCCCACCACCTACCATCGTCCACCGCATCTCCGACGGCGACGAACGCACCACCCCAAAACCACAAAACAAACGCCCCGTCTCCCCACAAACCTGGTTCTCCGTCTTAGGAATCAAGGACCGCGCACCGTGACCCCACTCGTCAAACAACTCTACAAGCTCGTCCCTGACGCCCACGAATCCACCTGGTTCGACATCGGCGACCTCAAAGGACACGCCATCGAACTCGACGCCTGGACCCTCGTCCACCTCCCCTTCCCCGATATCACCGTCGTCGGCACCGACAAAGGCCTGCCCTTCGCCATCCACGCCCGCTCCACAACAACCAACACCACCACCGTCGCCGTCGCAGGATTCGCCCTCAATAACCGCTTCATCCCACTCCCCATCCTCGCCTACGGATGCAGCGACACCGGCGACCTCCAGTTCTGGCGCAAAGACGGCAAAGACTTCGACGACGTCGCCCAAGGCATGCTCGGTACCCTGCAA